TGACCCAGACAGCTTTGCTGACATCGTTCGTGGTATGCACCTTTACGGTCGTAAGATTCTGCGTCCAGAAGCTCTGGTAACTGCTAAGTACAACTTGGCATAAGGCTAACGGGGTTCCTTTGGGAGCCCCAACCTTACCATGAAATCCTTGAAAGGAATACTAAAATGGCTACCCTTACTACCCTCCTGGCCGCTACACGCGGTGCAGGTAACCCTTCTCGCAAGCCTTACTTGCAGGAGCTTACTATTGACCTTACTGCGCAAGCTATCAGCTGTACAGGTGGTGACATCGTTCAGTGTCTGACCGTTCCAGCTAACACAGTTATCCTGTGGGCTGGTGTTCAGGTTATTAAGTCTGCAACACAGAACACTGGTACTGACGGCGCTGTCGTCTTCGGTACGGCCGTTGATCCAAATGAGTACGTTGCTTCTTTCGACATCGACGGTGCAGCCGACTTGGCGTACGCGCCAGCTGTTGCTCCTGCTGGTGTTGTCGTTTCAGCTGTTGCTGACACCTTGGACCTCACCTTCTCCGGTTCCGGTGCTACATTTACTGCTGGTAAGCTTCGCGTCTTCGCAATGCTTATGGACGTAAGTGAAGTCGGCGATAAGACTGCTCAAGAAGTAGACCGCGACACACTCGCATAAGACTAACTAGGAGTCCCTCTTAACAGGGGGGCTTCTTACTCTTTTCAAAGGACTAAAAGAATGGCATACAATTACTTAGGCCTTGTTAACGACGTGAATGGTCGCGTTAACGAAACACCTCTCACCTCTTCTAACTTTGCATCTGCTTCGGGTTTCTACTCGACAGCTAAGACAGCTATTAATTCAGCCATCCGTGACCTGAACCAACAGGCTTACCAGTGGCCGCATAACCACGTTGATTACGATGAGACGCTAGTGGCTGGAACCAGCCGTTACGCATTCCAGTCTAATACTAAGACTATTGACTGGGGAACATTCCGTATCCGTGAGAATGCTACATTCAACAATGACACAGTCCTGCTTAAGTACATGGACTACGATCACTACCTACAGAACTACATTGGCGCTGAGTACACAGCCACTACAACGGACCGCTCTACGCCTCTTTATGTCACTCAGGCCCCTAACCTAGAGTACGTGGTCTACCCTGCCCCTGACGAGGCTTATACGCTCTCCTACGAGTATTATCAGCTGCCGACTGACCTCTCTGCTTACACAGACATCCCTTCACTCCCAGATGCCTTCCGTCACACCATTGTAGACGGTGCTATGTACTACGTATACTTCTTTAGAGGTGACATTGAGACAGCAGACAGAGTCCAGGGTAAGTTCAACGAAGGTATTAAGTCCTTACGTGGTATCTACATTAACATTGACTACACTTACCTACGTGACACACGCTTACAGTCTCGTAGCCACTCTGGCTTCGGGGGAAGTATCTGATGCCAACAAGGTGGGATGCCTTTCCTATTGAGCTTACTGGTGGTCTTGTCTCTAATATGTCTAGACTACAACATGGCCTACAGATGCCAGGCTCAGCTAGAGTTCTAGAGAACTTCGAACCATCCACTAAGGGTGGTTATCGTCGTATTAACGGCTTCACTAAGTTTGACAGTACAATCGTTCAACCTTACGGGGAGGTAGTCGTACAGGCTTCTGGTCAAACAGGCACGTCTCTTGACGTAGCTGATGTCCACGAGACACCAGTTATTAATGATACATTTACTATTGATGGGGTCACAGGGACGTACACAGTCACCTCTGCCACTTACAGTGGTACTAATAAGACAGCTACACTAGCTATTACACCTACACTGGCCTCGAGTCCAGCTGATAAAGCAGCAGTTACGTTTACCTTCGGTCAGTCCCGTATTGAGGGTATCCACTACTCACCGTACGCGACTAAAGCTTACACACTACGTGGTGGGGCTATATGGGCTAGCTCAGGTTCAGGTTGGGTTAAGACTAACACACCTGACTACGGAACACCTCTTGTTAACGGTGGTTCCCAAACAGGAGCTACCCTCGTTATGGACGGGGTTGCCTCAGACACGTACGTTCCTCAGAAAGGGGACACGTTCTCTATTGCTGGTGTTGAGCTTGTCTATACTGTCCTTGCAGAGGCTACTGTTTCATCAGGTGGGGCTACCCTCTCTATCTCACCTAGTCTTGCTACATCACCTGCTGATAACGCTGCTATCACCTTCCTCAGCTCGTCACACTCCCAAGGGGTTAGGGCTCGGTTCAAGGACTTTAACTTCAACGGTACCTTTAAGACTGTAATGGTTGACAACTACAACAAACCAGCTGTTGTATCTGGTACTGATTACAAGACTTTACAAGGTAGTGCAGCCGTTATAGGAGCTGAGTACGTAGCCGACTTCAAGGATCACTTGTTCTTCGCTAAAGGGAATACTATAGTAATTACATCTCCTTTTGATGAAGAGAGTTTCTCAGTGGCTCTTGGGTCTGCTTCATACCGACTCCCTAATTCAAGCACAGGTCTCATAGCTTTCCGAGACGAACTCATTAACTTCACAGAGACAACTATCAGTAAGTTATCTGGGTCGAGTTCATCTAACTGGAAGCTTGATCCAATCTCAACTGGCATTGGCTCTGTTAGTGGTGATACACTTCAGGAGGTTGGTGGTGACATCCTATTCCTAGCTCCAGATGGTGTCCGCTTCTTAGGTGCTACTGCCCGTATTGGTGACTTTAGTCTAGCCTTAGCTTCACGTCAGGTTCAAGACGACTTTAAGGCTTACATCGAACCAGGGTCGTACTACTGCTCATCATTAGTACGGGAGAAGAACCAATACCGACTGTTCAAGTACACGTCCACTACAGCTAAGGACAACACAATCGGTTATATTGGTACCCAGTACCTTGACCAGAACGCTCAGAGTCTGAGTTGGTCTAGAACAAAGGGTATTAAGGCCTATCGGTCTTCATCTACTTATTTGAATGATGTTGAAGTGTCTTTGTTCAGTAATGATGATGAGTACATCTACATGCTTGAGTCGGGTGATGACTTTGATGGAACAGCTATTGTTTCAGCTTACCACACTCCTTTCATGGCTGTAACTGATCCAACTCTTCGGAAGACAGCCTACAAGGTCGATACTTACTTTGATCCAGAGGCCTTGGTGTCAGGGGTCTTGACCTTAAAGTATGACTTCAATAAACCAAGTAAGATACAACCAGCCTCTCAGAGCGTGACGGGTGGTGGTGCTTTCGCTTTCTACGGGGCTGCTGTCTACGGCGCTGGTCTCTACGGAAGCAACCCTGAGACCTTCTTTGAGACTCAGGTTGTGGGCTCCTTCTTCACGGTAAGCTTGCAATACGTTTTTGATGGTGGTTCACCGTTTACACTAGATACAATAGTCATGGACTATTCAACAGAGGATAAGAAGTAATGGGAACTGGTTACGTTAGAAACGATACAACTAACAACATCGCAGACGGCGGTGTTATTGATGCTGCTGACCTTGACGGGGAGTTCGACGCTGTTGTCGCTGCCTTTAACGAGTCAACCGGTCATACACATGACGGTACTGGTGCTGAGGGGGCTCCTATCGAGGTCCTAGGCCCTGCCCAAGACTTTATCGGGGATGCGTCTGCCCTTGCACCTAAGACTACTGCTACCTACACACTAGGTAAGCCAGCTTCTACCTACTCCAACATCTATGTAGACAACCTAACTGTGGCTGGTACAGCTCTTGTAGCTACTCCTGATGAGATTAATAACCTAAGCGGAGTTACTTCGACTGCTGCTGAGATTAACATTCTTGATGGAGTTACCGCCTCTACTGCAGAGATAAACCACCTTGTCGGGCAAGACCAGGGTGTAGCCACAACAGACAGCCCTACGTTTGTTGATGGAACCTTCACAGGTGATGTTACTATTGGAGATGACTTGTTCGTAACTGGACCTAATCCATTAATCACGCTGACCGACAACGATATTGCTGATGAGTACACCAAGCTAACTAACTCCGATGGTGCCACCATCCTTGGTGGTCGCAACGGAGCTTCTAACGGTATTATCATATTCAGAGGCGAAGGCGGTGGGGTGAATGACGAGTACGCTCGGTTTAACGCGGCTGGTAACCTTGGCGTCGGAGACACCTCCCCATCTGACAAGCTCTCAGTAACTGGCAACATTGCAGCTACAGGTAACGTATCGGGTGTTGACGGAACCTTCACAGGTGACGTGACTGTCGGGGACGACTTGTTCGTAACTGGACCTAATCCAGTAATCACCTTGACCGACAACGATGTTGCTAATGAGTACACCAAGCTAACTAACTCCGAGGGTGCCACCATCCTTGGTGGTCGCAATGGAGCTACTAACGGTAGTATCATATTCAGAGGCGAAGGCGGGGGGGTGAATGAAGAGTACGCTCGTTTTAACGCGTCTGCTAACTTCGGTATCGGAGACACAACACCATCTGAAAAGCTCTCAGTAACCGGTAACATTGCAGCTACAGGTAACTTATCGGGTGTTGATGGAACCTTCACAGGTGACGTGACTATCGGAGATGACCTATTCCTCACTGGTCCTAGTCCAACAATTACCCTGACCGACAATGATATTGCTAGTGAGTACACCAAGCTATACAACAGCAGTGGTGCCACCTTCCTTGACAGCCGCAACGGAGCTACTAACGGGCAGCTCATATTCAGAGGCGAAGGCGGTGGAGTCACAGAAGAGTACGCTCGGTTTAACGCGGCTGGTAACTTCGGCATCGGAGACACAGGCCCAGCAGAGAAGCTTTCAGTAACTGGCAACATTGCAGCTACAGGTAACGTATCGGGTGTTAACGGAACCTTCACAGGTGACATAGACGTAGACGGTACTACTAACCTAGATGTTGTTGACATTGATGGTGCTGTAAACTTTGCAGCGGATGTAACCTTTGCGGATGGTGCAGATATTATTACAGCCACCGCAGGCACATCCAACTTCAGAGCTGGTGCAAACGCAGGTAACTCCATAGTCTCTGGTGGTAACTATAATACTGTTGTGGGCGATAATG